CTTAATATCCGCAAATAATATACAAGGTATTACTTGGTTAGGTTTATATACAGCAAACGTAATAGAAACAGCAGGTAATTTATATTTTACAAATGCAAGAGTTTATTCAAATGTTATAGCTGCATTGGCGGGCAACGTTGCTATAGGCAACGCCACTATAGGTAATGTGATAGCAACTGGGGCAGTCTTTGGTTCAGGTGCCGGCGGTTCTATAGTTGGCGCTAATTTGTTATCCGCAAATAATATACAAGGTATTACTTGGTTAGGTTTATATACAGCAAACGTAATAGAAACAGCAGGTAATTTATATTTTACAAATGCAAGAGTTTATTCAAATGTAATCGCACTATTACCCTCATTAGCTGGATCAGGTATACAGATTCAAGCCAATGGTCAAATTAATGCAAGCGCTCAATCAATATCCCTGGCAACTCTTGCACCATTCTTAACAACATCAAATGTATCTGAAGGATCGAACCTTTATTATACAAATGCGCGTGTTATATCAGCGTTAACAGGTAATGTTACTATTGGTAATCTAGTTACAGGCACTTCTGTATCTAATAGTTATGTTACCACAGGTAATGTAACCGCAGGTAATGTAATAGCAACTGGCATTGCATTCTTTGGTTCAGGCACCGGCGGTTCTGTAACAGGTGCAAACTTAATATCCGCAAATAATATACAAGCTAATAGTTGGTTAGGATTGTATACATCTAATGTAATCGAAAATATAAACCTTTATTTTACCAATGCTAGAGTTTATTCCAATGTAATCGCATTATTGCCAACATTGGCAGGATCAGGTATACAGATTCAAGCCAACGGACAAATTAACGCAAACGCCCAATCATTATCTCTAGCAACACTTGCACCATTCTTAACAACATCCAATGTTTCTGAGGGTTCGAATCTTTACTACACTAACGCCAGAGTATTATCTGCATTAACAGGTAATCTTGTAGTAGGTAATTTAGTTACAGGCACTTCTGTATCCAATAGCTATGTTACCTCAGGAAATGTTACAGCGGGCAATGTAATAGCAACAGGCACATTACTATTTGGAACAGGCACAGGCGGAATAATAGCTGGGGCAAACTTAATATCCGCAAATAATATTCAAACTAATAATATTACTGCAGTTAATGTTACCACAGGTAATGTAATAGCAAATACAGCATCCTTTGGTTCTGGCACCGGCGGTTCTGTAACAGGTGCAAATTTAATATCTGCCACAAATATACAAGCTAATAGTTGGTTAGGATTGTATACATCTAACGTAATTGAAAATACAAACCTATATTTTACCAATGCTAGAGTATACTCAAATGTAATTGCATTATTACCTAGCTTAGCTGGCTCTGGTATACAGATTCAGGCTAATGGTCAAATTAATGCAACAGCATCAGCAACATCGGGATTTGCATCAACATCCAATGTGGCAAATACTGTTTTAACTTTAAGTAATTTTACTACTGCTAATTTAGCAGAAGGTTCTAATCTTTATTATACTAATACTCGTGTTCTATCAGCATTAACAGGTAATATTACCATAGGCAATGCCACTATAGGTAGTGTAGTAGCAAATACGGCATTCTTTGGTTCAGGGGTCGGTGGTTCTGTAACAGGCGCCAATTTGATATCTGCTAATAATATTGTAGCAAATACGGCATTCTTTGGTTCAGGCACCGGCGGTTCTATGACCGGCGCCAATTTGATATCTGCCACAAATATACAAGCTAATAGTTGGTTGGGGCTTTATACAGCCAATGTAATAGAAACGACAGGTAATTTATATTTTACCAACGCTAGAGTATTTGCTAATGTAATTGCATTATTGCCAACATTGGCAGGATCAGGTATACAGATTCAAGCCAACGGACAAATTAATGCAACAGCATCCGCAACATCGGGATTTGCATCAACATCCAATGTGGCAAATACTGTTTTAAGTATTAGTAATTTTACAACTGCTAATTTAACAGAAGGCTCAAACCTTTACTATACTAATACAAGAGTATTATCAGCTTTAACAGGTAATATTGTTATTGGCAATGCCACTATAGGTAGTGTAGTAGCAAACACCGCATTCTTTGGTTCAGGCACCGGCGGTTCTATGACCGGCGCCAATTTGATATCTGCTAATAATATTCAAGCCAATAGCTGGTTAGGATTGTATACAGCAAACGTAATTGAATCTGCATCTAATTTATATTATACTAATGCTCGTGTTGTATCTGTATTAACACCATACTTAACAACATCAAATGTTGCTGAAGGATCTAATCTTTACTATACTAATTCAAGAGTAATATCTGCGTTATCTACAGATGCAACTATCGTAATTGCGGCAAATGGTCAGATTAGATCCAATACTTCAGCAGGTACAGTATCATTAGCTGGACTTACAACTGCTAATTTAGCTGAAGGTGGTGCAAACCTATACTTCTCAAATGCCAGAGTATATGCAGCAATGGCTCCTGGGGCAGTATTTAAACCATACATTGCTACATTTAGGGGTAATGCTCAAGTAATAACTTTGAATCTTCCTGTTACTCCTGTAAATAATAACTATGTAACTGTTATTATTAATGGTGTTACACAATTATCTAATGCATATACTCTAAGCGGCAATGTAATTACTTTAAGTGGTGCCCCTGCAACAAATGCGGATATAGATGTTAGAATATTAGATGTAGCTCAAGTTTTAGCTAAAGATTTTAACAGTAGATTATTTTACGGTAATAGCGTAGCAAATACTACACTTATTAGTAATAATTTTACAGATTCGAGTATTTTAGTATTTGAAAACGGCGTAGCCCAAGTTCCAGGAATAGATTACTCCGTAAACAACGGATTATTAAGATTTACAACTCCTCCAAGAACAGGTGTAACTGTAGAAATAAGAGAGCTACCAACATTAAATGGCACAGGAACATATCTTGGTGGAAAAAATACTGAAGTTCTGCCTAACGGACAAATAAATAGTAATATAACTGTTGGACAAAATTTAACAATTTCGGCCAATGGACAAATTAACGCAATTGTGCAGGAACAGATACATCCGTTTCTGTTATCTCTATTATAAGGAAAATTAAATGGCGTATTCATATAAAGTTTTAGGGCAGGCAATGTCGGGGGCAAATGCAAACGTGGATTTGTATACTGTTCCCGCAGGTGCGAGCGCAATTATCTCTACTCTAAATGTATGTAATCAATCGCAATCAAATGTTACATTTAGAATAGCTATTAGACCAGCAGGTGTAACGGGCACATCTAAACATTACATTGTATTTGATTCACCTATTCCTGCACAAGATACTATTGCACTATCGCTAGGTATGTCTTTAGGTAATACTGATGTTATTACAGGGTATTCATTTCAAGGCAACGTAAGTTTTGCAGTATTTGGTACGGAGATTACCTAATGGGATTTAAGTTGGGTTCTACTAGAAAAGGGTCAGTATCTAGATTAAACGCCCAAGCTAATATACCTGCAATTATATCTGGGATCGATCCCAGACCATCCTATGCGGTGGATTTTTTACTAGTGGGTGGCGGTGGCGGTGGCGGTGGCACAATACCAGGCGGCTATTGCGGCAGCGGAGGTGGTGCTGGTGGCTTTGTCCAGGGGTCCGCCAACCTGACCGGTTACTCAGTATATACGATTACCGTTGGTGCGGGTGGCCCAGCCGGCGTGGGGTTAGCAAGAGCAGCCAACGGTTCTAATACAACACTTAGCAACTCAACTTTTACAGCCACTGTTGCATACGGTGGTGGTAGTGGCGGTGGTGCCGCCCCACCAACTAATAACGACACTTTTGATGGAAATATAGGTGGGTCGGGTGGTGGTACATGTACAGGTACAGCCAATGTCGGTACACGGGGCAACGCTATAATTGGACAAGGCAATCCCGGTGGCTTGTCATACCTTGGTGGTGGTGGTGGCGGTGGTGCCGCCACCGCTGGTGGGGACAAAGTAGCCCCAGGCGGCCGTGGAGGCGCTGGAGGTAATGGATCTTCTTGGAGCTTTGTTCAAAGCACCGGCATCATATATAGCTGCGGTGGCGGTGGCGGAACTGACACTGCTTTTAACCCCGCCCTCACGCCTCCTACTGCGGCCGGGGGTAATGTGAGTGTTTCTGGGGGCACCGGCGGGAATAAAGACCTTGCTGCGGTTGCCGGCACAATATATACAGGAACAGGCGGAGGGGGAAGATCTCAAATTGTCGGGTCACCAACTATTTCCGGAGCAGCAGGTGGGTCGGGTGTTGCTATACTAGCCATACCGACTCCGTCATATTCTGGTACATTTACAGGTTCTAATGTTGCAGCATCTAATCCACCTTCAGCGCCAGGTAAAACAGTATTAACTTTCCAAAGTTCCGGCACATATACAGCTTAAAATAAACTATGTCAAAATTAAAAGTATCAGAATTACAAAGAGCAACATCTATTAATCTTACAGATTTGATGTATGTTGTCCAATCAAATACCAGTAAGGCAGTTACTGCACAAGACTTACTGGGTAATATCAACGGCAATGTTAGAGTTACTGGTAGTATTACAGCCAATACTATTATAGCACCAAGTTATAATTCTTCCCAAGCCAATGCACTTACTGTGTCCAATGGCACAATTATCTTCAATTCACAAACAAATAAATTACAAGTTTATGCTTCGGGCGGTTGGATAAACCTACACTAGTATGTTAAAAGAATATATCGTCAGTTTAAAACGTGACGTAGATTATAATTTATTTTGGTCACAAATGGAGTCCGAGACAGATGGACTCCTTTTTGTGCCTAATAGGCGTGTAGATATAGTGAACAACAGAGACGGCAGTTTGCGTAGCTGCCATTACTCACTTACAGATGAAGAAGCCGACACATTAAAGAATGATGATAGAGTCTATTCTGTAGAGATTCCTCCAGAACAAAGAACAGATATCCAAATTGGTATTAGAGCCAGACAAACGGGCAGTTTTAATAAACCAATTACATCCAATGGTGCAAATGTAAATTGGGGCCTAGTTCGTGTAAGTAACAATAACAATGTATTCGGTGCTAATTTATCACCTACTGTACCAGGCTATGATTATTTTCTGGATGGTACAGGAGTTGATGTTGTTATACAGGATAGCGGATTAGAAGTGGCACATCCTGAGTTTACAGATGCCAAAGGCAATTCTCGAGTACAACAAATAGATTGGTATACTGCTAGCGGATTAGGTGGTACTCAAAGCGGGAACCATTACAGAGATTATGATGGTCACGGAACTCATGTTGCAGGTATTGTTGCAGGTAAAACTTTTGGTTGGGCAAAGAATGCAAATGTTTTTTCCATAAAAGTATCAGGGCTTGAAGGTTCAGGAGATTCGGGTACAGGTATATCCGTTACAGATTGCTTTGATGTAATTAAATTGTGGCATAGAAATAAACCTGTAGAGGCTTCCTCAGGAAAGAAAAGACCAACCATTGTTAATATGAGTTGGGGATATACTACTACAATTACAACCTCAAATATAACAGCAATAAACTACCGGGGCAATAGTTATTCGGGTGCGCAAATATCTGGTTATATTAAAAAATGGTATTTTGGTTTATATCCGGTAGGTGTAATTAATGCCCTATCTACAGATATGATATCCTATACCACATCTACACAAATTGGCTCAGTTGATACAGACATACAAGAATTAATAGATGAAGGCGTACATGTAATTATTGCGGGTGGTAATCATTACACAAAAATAGATGTCGCATCGGGTGCAGATTATAATAACTATATTACTGCAGGTGATACATATTATTGGCACAGGGGAAGTAGTCCAATAGATGATCAAGCCTTTAAGGTGGGTTGCATAGATTCAACTGTACGTGCCGCAAACCTAGATCAAAAAGCAGATTTTAGCGCCTCGGGCAATGGTATCGACATATGGGCACCTGGGTCAAATATAATGAGTTGCTGCAGTAATACAAATAGATTTAGTGCAGTAAGTTATAACTTGGATAGTGGTTTTAAACAAGTTGTTTTAAGTGGTACATCTCAAGCAGCACCTCAGGTATGCGGTGTGTTGGCAACATTTTTACAAATGAATCCAGGAGTTACTCCCAACCAATTAAAAATATGGGCGACAAATACAGCGTCAATTTCTGGTGTTATATATAATACCGGGAATGTTAATTTAAGCGATTACCTAAACAATCGATCATCATTAAGTACGAAAAATAAATTTTTATACGACCCCTTTAATGCATTAGCATCGCAAACGGGCGGGGCAGTTGGTCTTACAGGACCCTTAACACTAACAAATGGAACTATAACACTGACCTAAAATGATAAATGAATTGACTGAAGACAATTTTATGATGTATGCCATTAAAAATTATGATAATCCTTCTTGCATTGGGATGGATGAATTTTTGGATGATTTGAAAAGATTTAAGTACATTAAGCGATTGTTAAGAAAACATAATGTAGGTAAAGAATTAAAAGAACGATTGATATTAAATCATATAATTGTTCTTGGTAATTTATTTGGTGTTGAAGCAACAACAAAGATGTTGTTTTATAAATTAGAGAAAAAATTTTGGCCTCAGGTAAAAACATTTCTTGTGTTTTTAAACTATATGCCATTAAAGATAATAGTGTCTCCTGGAATAGAGATCTTAGATAAAGACATTCCTATAGATGAATCAATACTAGAAGATTTAAAGAGGATTTAATGGGAAAATTTGTAGACTCAGTCATCGCATTTAGAATACTACATATGTTGGTTGTTCCTTTTGAGAACACCGAAGCTTTTCGTCTTGGCATAATCGATAAGACGGGTAAAGAACTAATGAAGATGCGAGATCTTAATACTGTCGAAGAAAGAGATGCCTACACCCTGCTTCACAGATTAGTTTTCCGATTAAAAAGAATTATAAATAAAGTACCAATAGAAAATAAAAAATTAGTGTCACTTGCTGCGGCATATGCTTTAATTAAAGAAGATCTTGCTAACGGTAAAGAGTCAATTAACCTTGAAGAGAAATTTTTATTAAAGCTTAACGAGGACCTAACAATAGAACTAATGGAAGTAAATGCAGCACTAGATAAAAGTAAAATTTTATCTTTTAGACAATTTGTTTCAGAAGAAGGTGAAGGTGCACCCGCAAATAATGCGGCTGCAACTGCAGGTGTGGCAGGCTTAGATAAAAATCCCCCAGTAAATAAAAAAGCACAAAGAAAATGGACATCTACTAATAGCATGTTCAAAAGAGGAAAACCGAATGCCTGAACAAGAAGAATTACAACGCATAACAGTATTAGAAACAGAAGTTAAGGGAATTACCCGAACTGTGGAAAAGCTTGAAGGTAGGATTGATTCCAATTATTCTACTCTACATCATCGCATAAGTGAAATGCGCGATGACATGATTACCAATATTGAAACCAAACATGACAAGGTTATGGAAAAACTCGATGAACAAACCAAGGCTAGTACAGATCAACATAAAGCTATTTCAGATAAAATGGCTGCCATCGAAAAATGGCGCTGGATGGTAATGGGCGGCGCTATTGCTGCAGGCTACGTTTTGGCTCATATTAAATTGGAAAAGTTGTTCTAAACACTTGACTTCTCCCTAAAATTATATTATAATAAAGACTCTAATGGGAGTCTCGTTTTGTCTTTATTCACTGATCTTAAATATCTCAAACTAATAAGTAACCGCTTGCCTCTGTTCAAACAAAAGAGCGAACGCCTTTACAACTGCAGATGTATTCTTTGCGGAGACTCATCAAAAAAACAAAGTAAAACACGTGGTTATTTTTATGTTGCTAAAAATGATTTGTATTATAAGTGTCATAATTGTAGTGTTTCCATGCACTTTGGTTCATTCCTAAAACAACTAGATAGTTTTCAGTATAACCAATATGTAATGGAACGATATAATGAAGGCTTGCCAATGAACAAGCCACATCAAAAGATTGAGGACAAATTTAGAAAGGAAGAGCCTGTTTTTGAGAAGAAGGAAGAGACATTATTAGATAAAATATTGGATAGGCTTGATACTTTACCCGAAGACAATGAAGCAGTTCAGTTCTGTCTTAAAAGAAAAATTCCAAAGGCAATGTTCAACCGTTTGTACTTTATTTCCAACATAAAGCACATCGTGCAACTTTCTGATAAATATAAAGACAAAATAACAACAGAAGAACCTAGGTTAGTTATTCCTTTTTATAATAATATTGGTCAACTCTCAGGAGTAACTTGCAGAGGATTGCGAGGAGAATCCTTAAGATATTTGGTTATTAAAATTAAAGAGGACGATGCCTTGATATTTGGAATGAATGAGGTTGATAAAAACAAACCAATTTATGTAACTGAGGGTCCATTGGATAGTTTGTTTTTACCAAATGCAATCGCAGTAGGTGGTACATCTTTCGGTAAAATGGAATTATTAGATTTGCCAAAAGATAAATTGGTTATGATTATTGATAACCAACCGAGGAATAAGGATGTTGTCCGAGTGCTTGACAAGGTTATAGAACGGCATTATAATGTGGTTATATGGCCTCAGAACATTGAAGAAAAGGACATAAATGAAATGGTTGAAAATGGTATTGATGCTGCCAAAATTGTAGCAAAAAATATATTTTCAGGTTTGGAAGCTAAAATGAAATTTACAGAATGGAAAAGGTGCTAAATATGAAATCCGCGATTGTTACAGTAGTTACAGATCCAGAAACAGGTGAATTAATTTTACCATTAGATAACGAAATTTTTGATGAGACAGGTTGGGAAATTGGCGACACTTTAGAATGGATAGACCAAAAAGATGGTTCTTGGTTGTTGAGGAAACAAGAAAAAGAATGGGTATTAGTTGAATGTGTTAGTACATTCCGTCAACGCTATATGGTTCAAGTACCAAAGGGTAAAAAAGAATGGGCTATGGACACCGTGGTCATGCATGAAGCAAAGGAATTCAGTCAAGAACACTTAGGCGAACAAATTGTTAATCATCGGGTTGTGTCCGAGGAAGATGCATTAAAAATGTGCGATGAGGACAATGATTATGCAAGAGCATGGAGCGATGAGCATAAGATCAATACATTCTTTACCAAAGAGGGAGAACAGGAAATATGAAAGTTTACATAAACAATTACAAGGGTCACTGGCTTTCTCCATATATAATTATGGAGAAAGTTCTTTTCTGGAAGAAGTGGACCGATCCAAAATTTGATTTATACGATGATGGAAATGAACACTATACCAATTGGTTAGTAAAGCCAATGACATTGGTACAAAAGTTTCTTGATATCGTTGATCCTAAAATTAATTATGTAAAAATTGATCGTTGGGATACTTGGTCGATGGATCACACATTGGCATATATCATTTTGCCAATGCTAAAACAACTTAAAAAAGATAAACATGGTGCACCCTTTGTCGATGACGAGGATGTGCCAGACGAATTGAAAAGTACATCAGCCCCGCCTAAAGAAAATGAATGGGATACCGATGCTAACCACTTCAAACGGTGGGACTGGGTAATGGATGAAATGATTTTTGCATTTGAATGTAAAAATGACGATCATTCAGACGATAAATTTTCTTCAGGTGAACACGATATTAAGTGGGTGCCGGTGGACAAGGACGGGAATGAAGTGCCAAAAGGCGATCACAAGTTTTTTAAAATGGATAAAGGCCCTAAGGACACTTATACGTGTGACTATGAAGGCATGAAAGTGCAGCATGATAGAATAAAAAATGGCTTTAGATTGTTTGGTAAATACTACGAAGGATTGTGGGATTAAATGGATAACAATAAACAAGCATTTGATACTTGGTTATTTGATACCTTTGAATTAAGAGAAATACCAACTGCCAAAGTTAGAGAATTACTATGGCAGGCATGGCAAGCTGCAATAAAATATGAACAAGATAAACCAATGAGAACATATAGATGGGATGGTGTTTTGCGTTGAAAGTTAAATTACACTCATACTCCCAACCCGCAGAATACTTTGCAGAGAATATGACAGAACTCGTAGCATTTTGTGCTAGAGTTTCAAATCCATCTAATCAAGGCAATAAGGAAACTTCTGAAAAGTTAATTAAATATCTTATTGCCAATAAGCATTGGTCTCCTTTGGAAATGGTTTCTCTTACCCTTGAGATTGAAACAACAAGAGACATTGCAAGACAAATGTTACGGCATAGGTCGTTTTCATTTCAGGAATATAGTCAACGATATGCTGATCCAACAAAAGATTTAAATTTTGTCGTACGTGATGCTCGTAAACAGGATCAGAAAAACAGACAAAATTCTGTAGATTTAGATTATACCAATTCAGAGGATAGAGAATTAGACCGTTTATGGAAAGAAAAACAACAAGGTGTAATAAAAGCATCTATGGATGCATATAAATGGGCTATCAGTAACGGTATTGCAAAAGAACAAGCAAGGGCGGTATTACCCGAGGGTAATATGGAAAGTCGTCTTTATATGGCTGGGACTTTACGTAGTTGGATACACTATATTCAGCTCAGGTCCGAAAACGGCACACAAAAAGAACATATTAAAGTTGCAAAAGCATGCGCTGAGGCTATTTCTAAGATTTTTCCGCTAACTAAAGATTTGCAATTAGATATATAAGTTATGTGGATACTATCTTTTCTTCCTAATTGGATTTTTCATGCAATACTCGCAACAGGTATAATAACCGTAATTGCGAGTACTTTTCTTGGGTTCCTTCCCTTCATTCGAACCTACGCAATCCCCGCAAAAATAATAGGCTATATACTTGTAGCACTAGGTCTTTTCCTTGAGGGCGGTTTAGTAAATAATGCTGTATGGGAAGCTAGAGTAAGAGAAATGGAAGAAAAAGTAGCAAAAGCCGAGGTAGAATCTGCAAAAGAAAATATAAAAATTGTGGAAAAGATTGTAAGGAAAACCGAATACATTACTAGACGAGGTAATGATATTGTTACATATGTGGACAGAGAGATAGTTAAATATGATACAAAATTTGCACCAGGTGGTATTTGTGAGATCCCTAAAGAATTTATCAAAGCACATAATGATGCTGCAGACCAACCAAAATGAATATATTTAAGTATTTTACTTTAGTTTTATTTTCTGTTACATTAACAGCCTGTTCTACAACAGTTCCTGTTACTGCAAAATTTCCAGATGTACCCGAAAGCCTTTTAAATAAGTGTCCTCAACTTGAAAAATTAAAAGAAGATGCTAAGCTAAGTGATATATCTAAAACAGTAGCAATAAATTATACGACATATTATGAATGTGCAGTCAAAAATGATGCATGGGTTGAATGGTATCGAATTCAAAAACAAATTTTTGAATCAGTAAAATAATAAAAATTGGAGTAAGAATGACTAAAGATGTAGTCCATGGGATTAATGTCAATTATACTAGAGATAGTTTATTTGATGAATTGGGAATTAAAAGATTAAAAGAAAGTTA